CGCTCAGATGCGGCGTGCGCCCGGTTTTAGGCTTGCTTGAGAACTCCTGCAAGCCACGTGTTGTGCTGCTCTTCTGGTGTGCCTGTCGGCGCCGCGCTGGCGCCCTTGCCCGCATCCACCGACCCCAATGGCCGCCCGGGGTTAGCCGGCCCGGCCGCGAGGTGCGGCTTGCGCTCCAGCAGGTCGTCGAGCGCTTGGGTCAGATCAGCCGTCTGGATCTCACCGTCGTTGTTGAAGACCTCGGACTCCTTGAGGTCGAGCAGTGCCACGGCGTCGCCGGGATCTGCGAACTTCCCGGCTGCCTGCACACGGATCTCAGCCGTCAGGATCTGCTCGCGAAACTCGCTCGTCGTTTCGGCCTTCGCCTCTGCGCGAGCGTCCTTGCGTGCCTGCTCGAGCGCCTTCTCGTGCTCGGACTTGCTGGCGTTGTCGGCCTCCGCGAGCTTGGCTTCGAGGTCTTCGCGGGCCTTGCGCTCCCTCTTCAGGTCGCGCTCGTGCTTGCGGGCCTTGGCCTGCCAGTCATCGTCGGGCTTGACCGGTTCCTCCGTCGCCTTCGGCGGGTCGGGCGTGGGCACCGGATCGGGGTCCGGTGCCGGGTCGTTCTCAGCCATTCGGCTGGTCCTTTCATCTGGGGCGCCGTTCGGCGCCCGGTGGCCCTCAGCCCAGATCGGCGGCTGAAGTGAAGTCGTAATCCGGCGACCCAACGAGGGGCCCAAGTTCGCCGTGCTCGTTCACGGCGACGTCCGCCGGCAAGGGCTCCGGGGGCGGCACGGAGCCAACGACAGGCGTCCACGAACACCCACAGCCCGGATGGAGAGAACCAGCCCCGCCATCACGCGAGAACGCACCCGCCAACGCAGAGCAGAACGCGCAAGCTCCACCGTCGATCTCCCGCCGGTAGCCGACGATCTGCGGGTCAGCGGCCTGCACGGCGCCTAGCACGGCACGCTGCGTGAGCTGCACATCTGTCGCGGCGGTCATCGCCGCTCGCGCCATCCCCGCCGCCACGGCCGCGTCGTATGACCGGCCGTCCTTCAGATCGGCCCAGACCTCGATCAGCGGGCGCTTGTAGACCTCGGCAGGCGGGGCGCCGTTGCGGACCGCGGCTCCCGTCACAAGCGTGACGTCCAGTCCGATCGGCCGGCGCCCGAGCGCCCGAGCAAGGTAGGCGTCGGTCAGCGCGACACCCTGACGCTGCGCAGCGTCCACGAGCGGCAGCACTCGAGCGAGCCACCGGCCAAGATCCGCCTGGTCGTAGGAGCCCAAGTCGCGCCACACGACCTCCACGCCACGGCGGGCAAGCGTACGCAGGCGCTGCTGCGCCGTGATGTGCGCCTGAACGAGGCTCACTCTGGCGGCGCGGCACCGTTGGACGCCGGCACGACCGGCTCCTGTGCGACCGGCTCCTGCGCCGCCGTCAGCAACGTCGCGAACGCCGACCCGGCCTGCTCAGCCTCATAGCGGCGGATCTGCTCCTGCGTCAGATTCAACGCAAGCTCCGCGCTCGCCGCCCACGGCAGGCTGCCCTGCGACAACTTCAAGAACGCGTCCGCTCGTTCCGCGAGCGAACGGGACTCATGGTCCGCCCACTGCGTCGACGCCCACTGCGGCACGTCGACACCGACGATCTTGCCGGTCAAGCGGTTGACCTCTTCCCACCCCTCGCCGAGCGACGGCTTGTGCGACCCGTTGACCGTCGCGTGCAACGGGCCCTCGAAGGCACGGATCGTCTCCGCGCTGACGTTCGCAATCGCGCCGGCCACGGGGAAGTAGTGGCGTGGCGTCGACGTGGCCGCCGCGAGCTGCGCGAGCTCGTCGAAGATGGAAAGGTTCGAGCGGTCCGCGGCATTGAACTCGACGAGCTTGGCTTGCGGATCCTCGAACTGCATCACCGAGTCGGGCCGCGACTCAAACGGCGGTAGGGGCTTGCCGTCGTCGTCGCGCAGGATCTTGTCGCCCACCACTCCGCGCAACGGGAAGCCCATCCAGATCGCCACGACCAGGCCCAGGAACGTGAGCAGGTTGACGCGGTCCATCAGGCCGGTCTCGTCCTCGAACTCGCCGCGGGCCTCCGCGAACCCGCCGGCAGCCAGCTCACGATTGACCGCCAGCTCGACCACCGGGACGGTGCCCAGCGGGTTGGGCAGCGGCCAGCCCTCGCCCTCCGTGTCACGCTGCTGCCACTCAGTCCTTCCCGTCCCGGACGTCTTCGCGAGACGGACCTTGTAGATCCCGTCGGGCCGGTAGAGCGTCGCGAACGTCTGGTCACCCTCAGCCCACCGCCGCAACGCAGCGACCCGATGGCGACGCGACCCCTCGCGGTACTGCACGACCATCTGCGTCACGTCATCCAGCGAGACCTCCGGGTTGCCATCGGCGTCCGCCCACACCAGCGCGTGAGCGCGCCCGTCCAGCAGCGCCGCGCGATGAGCGAGCTTGGACTCCAAGTCCATCGCGTTGGCCTGCCACCCCTCCCGCCAGACCCTCGCGTTCGCGGCCTTGTCGCCCGTGTCGATCCCGGTCACCTCGAGGCGATCCAGCTTGGAGTTGACGATCAGCTTGCCCCACGGGGACGTGCTCATCGACATCAGGTCGCGGTAAGCGTTCGTGAGCTTCGCCTGGGTGACCGCCCGCGGGACAGCCAGGCCGCCATCGGTTCGCCGCACGTAGGCCTTGACGATGTTGTGCCGGGCCGTTCGACTGTTCAGCTCCTCGCTGAGCACGTCGATCTGATCGGCAAGCTCCTGGGCTATCGGCACTGCTCACCTGCCTCTCTCACCATTGGGCGCGGGCGAAGACCTTGGTCTCGAACTCGCCGTCCTTCATGGCGTCGTCGCGCGCCCGGCGGGCGAGCACCGCGGCCGTGACCGAGTCGATCTTCAACGGCGAGCCCATGCGCTCCTTGCGGACCAAGTAGGCGTCCTCGGCCTTCTCCTCGATACGGACCCGCACCTTGCGGGTCCGGGCGTTCTCAAAGTGCCACTGGACGACCGGCGCTCCGGCATCCTCCCCGGCGCGCCGATCCACGCGATCGCTGACGACACGCAGCGCCGGGGAGCGGCGCGGCGTAGGGTCGATCCGCGCTCCGTGACGCAGCGCCGTGCGACAAGCACCCGTCGCCACCGCCATCTTGCCCTCCGAGCGCCCACCCGTCCAGAACTCGGTGACGGTGCCGTGCTTCGCGGCCCACTTGCCAAGCTCGTCGATCCACCAGGCAGGGTCGCCGTAGAAGCGCTTGACGTCGAAGGTGTCATGCATCCAATCGACAGCGGCGGTGACGTCAGACCGCCAGCCAAGGTCGTCGCCGGTCGGCGCCCAGACCCCAATGGTGAACAGGTCCCCCGCCTCAGTGCAACCCATGAGGCCGGTGTGGTCGTCGTTCTCAGAGCCATCGAAGCCGGCGCAGATCATGGAGCCGGCCTCAACGTCGATCGAGGCGAGCGCGGCGCGGATCTCCTCCTTGGCGAGCCACTGGGAGGAGGCCTTGCGGGGGCGGTTGAGGAAGTAGCGGTAGGCCTCCGCCTCGGGATCCTCGGCGTCACGGATGATCCGCACGATCCGGTGGAAGTCGATCCACCCGGCGGCGGGCCCATAGCCGGGACGCATCGCCTTGATCAGGGAGCGATCGTCGCCAAACCGCTTGGGCTCCTCACCCTGCCGATGGTCGTACAGGACACCGTGCCGCGTGACGGCCTCCTCCACCGGGACCTTGCCGTACTTCTCGTCGGCCTGCTCGGCGATCGACCGTTCGCCGGGCTGCCACGCGGTGGTGGTGTCGAGCATCAAGGGCTCGGCGATCTTCCGCTTGCCCGTGTTCCTCGCCACCGTCCGGTACATCTCGCGCAGCTCCCGCGACACATAAAGGTGGGTCTCGTCGGCGACGGCACCCGACTCCTTGCCGCCGTCCTTCGACGCGCTGCCCGAGGTGCTCGGCACGATCTCCCCGCCGCCGGGCTCGCGAATGATGACGCGAGTCGAAGAGGCGGTGGAGCGGCCGATGTCGATGGCGTACTCGTCGGCCACCGCACCCTCGGTGAGCATGAAAACCACGTTGTCGTAGGTATTGCCGGTCTGGCCCTCCTCGGTGGCCAGGCAGCGCAAGAACGGGTAGGTGACCGGGACACCGACCGGGTCACCGTTAGCGTCGAAGCCATCGCAGCGAACCGGGCCGAGCGCCTCGGCGCAAACCCAGCCACCAGCGAGCATCGACTTGCGGCGCCCCTTCGGACGGCTGTAGACGGCACGCTGAGTCAGACGACGGCCGGCAAGCGGGTGGCCTTGCGGCCAGACGCGGTAGAGCCAACAGAGGAAGAGGGCCTCCTCGTCGTCGATCTCCCAAGGCTTGCCCTGGACGTCGCCCGGCCCGTTGCAGAGATAGCTCTCGATCCAGTCGACGACCCCCCAGCCCAAGGTGGGGAACGTCACCGGCGGCAGCGGCACGGCCGCTACGTCTCGACGATGCTCAAACGAGCGCGACGACTACTGCTCCCCGACCGCGACCTCCGCGGCACCGCAACAGCCTGCGCCGACACCC